CGCAGTAATTTTTTTACGTGTAAACTTACTCGCAGGAACACGATAAGCAAGTTCAGACTTAGGCCTGTCCATACCGTCTTGTATCGGTTTAAAAAAGAAAGGATAGTTGACCGATATAGGAACAACTTTGTCTGTAAACATTTTTTTAGCATCTGCACCACTTTTAGATAATATACCATATCTACTATCACTTGATATTGTGGCTAAATTAACTGTTTCTGCAGAAGACATAAAACTAAAACCAGATCTTCTGTTTTTAAGGTAGCACATCCCGTAGCATCTTTTGTCAGCTTTACACGCTTCCCAAAATATAAAAAACAACCTGTTTGCTTCTCTATAGTCTGGCGCACCTACATCTATTTTACTCCATTGTAGGTACATATAGTGACTACCTGTTATATAAGTAGGTTTATCATTGTTTACAAACCAAAAACCTTCTTCTCTATATTTAAACTCTTCATCTATATAGTCAAACCACTTTTCTTTTTGTTCTTCTGGATAAGCCCTCCAGTCAAATATATTCTTAAGTTTACCTAACTCTTTTGGATAATTTATTTTTTGCCATTTGTTTTCTTGCAGTCTATGTACTTGCAAGGGCACAGGTGGTAAAGCAATTTTAAGATTTTGTATTTCAAGTATTTCACCAATTTTACCAGTTTTTGATATAACGATAATATCGTGTTCTTTATCATATCCATATTTCCATTTTTTACCACGATTTAATCTCGTGATTGTTGTTTTTTTTATAGGTTCTACAACCTTTACTAAACTTTGATTATACATTACTTAGATCTACCTTCTGCGAATCCTTTAAAAACTTTTTTCTCTGCTTTTTCAGGTGTTTTACCTTCAAGCAAGTTTTCTTCTTCTTGAACTCTGTTAAGTATTTCAAACGCATCAAATATAGCAAGCTTTTTAGTAGCAGCAGCGTTTTTTAATCTATCAGCACTAACGTCATCTTCTGTGTTTGTAATAATTTTTTCTTTAGCTACATTTATTAGCTCTTCAACCGCTTTGTGCCCAGCTTGGATTATAAGTTTTTTCGTTTCCTTGATATTCATATTTAATTGTAATAAATTGTGTCATAACTCTATATAATCTTTTTCCATCGATTATAAACTCGTAAGTTGAAAAAGGTGTAAAGCCAACAAGTTCTTGTTTTTTAAAAGTACCATCCGTGTATTTAATTACACCTACACAAGGTTTTTCTTTTTCTTGACTTAAAATGTTTTCTTGTTTTATAGGTTGTACAAAGCAATACCCTTTTGGCGCAACCCAGTCTTTATTTCTTTTATATAAAAATATTTGATCTGGTTTTACTAAATAAGTATTTTCGTTAAAAAAACTTCTACTATTTCTTTCTCTACCTTTAACGTCGTGCCAACGTCTAAAAACATTGTGATGAACTACAACGGTATCGTTTGGTTGTATCTCTGTTTCGTAAGCTGTAGGTATAGATTTAACAACGGCCTCTCTATTAACAAATTGATGATTAAACACTTCTGTATTTAATATAAGATTTTTATCACCAATTTTTTTAGTGTTGTTATATCTATTACCTTTTGGCTCTATAACAAAGTCAAAAGGCGACTTCATTAGTATTCTAAATTATATTCTACAGATATAGCCATGTTTTTATTAAAATCTTTCCAAGGTAAAACCTCTTTATTTTTTTTAATATATATCGAATACTTTTCTTTTTCTTCTATTATATCGCATATGGTGTGACCACCATAAACCTCTTGACCAACAGCGTAGTGCATAGCATCGTTTTTATAGTCTTTACCTATAGTTATTTTTCTAATTAATTTCATTATTTGTTTATATGACCATCAAGAATATTGATATCTGAAGTACCATATTCTTTTTCAAAGCCGTTTTTAAGTAAAGTTAATTCATCGTTTTTACCAGCTATGTGGTGAAGCAATTGATGTATATTAGTTTGAAATATACCTATTTGCATTTGAGCTTTATTTATTTCATTTACAACATTTTGTAAATTATCTAACTCATCATTATTAATTTTTGTAGGCTTTTCTGCCTTTTTTGTTTTTGCCATTTTATTTAATTTAATTGTTATTATTATATACTGTCAAAAGAACAGTTCCCTTGAAGATCTAGGTTAGCTGCTGCACCTGCACCAGAAAATTCCCGTACGTCTTGACAAGGCCAATACAAACCTAAGTTTGCGGCTTGACTGTGAGTTCTAACATCGAATAAATTTCCAGAGTTATATAGCTCAGCCACTTCAGTAGCATTAAGTTCAGCGTTAAAATAAGCTATATCTCTATAACCCATTTTAAAATGATCTTGATTAGCAAAAGACTTTCCTAACCAAAACTCATCTACATTGTTTTCATCCATGTTTATTGTTCCTGAATCATTATCTTGCCTAGAACCTAAAGCTTGCCCGCCCCAATATATTTTCCAGTCAGAATTATCACCACTAGCTTTAGTACATACTATATGCACAAAACCATCACTATTCGTGTTACCCGTGTTTGCTGAGTTCCACCATCCACTTGCACTACCAGTAGTAGTAGTGCTTAATGAAGAACCTACGCCGGTTACAGAGCTG